TAATAAACTTCAACCGTTGTTTGAGCAGGTTGATAAGCAGTAATATAAACACGAATCATATCAGCATCAAAACCATCAGCTAAAGTTACTTTACGAGTAATATATCGTGCAATTGCTGGTCCACCTTTTGAATCAGTTTCCGAGTCCACAATAACGGTAGCAGTTGTATTGCCTGCTGGAACACTTGGAGCTGCAATTGTAGCAGAAACATTTTCTGTGTAACCAGAACCAGAAGATGATACTTCAATAGTATCAATTTGACCAGTTGTTAAATTAGCAACAGCTGTTGCCGTTGCTCCACTTCCTTTAGCTCCAGTTATTGTTATAATAGCATTTGCTGTATAACCTGTGCCAGAATTTGTAATTGTAAAATCAGAAGCTTCTAAACCGCAATCGTTGATTACATTTTTAATACCGATCATATGTAATCTAGCTGTATCAATCATTACAGATACGGTATTATCAGTTGTGGTTAAAGTTGATCTAAGTAACGCAGAACCATTAGCATTATTATAAACTACTTTTCTAGTATCCAATATTATATCATCACCAGCAATAACATTAGTGAAAGTACCATCTAAAGTACCACTTGAATTATCTGTTAATCTATAAGCATATTGTGATGAAGTTGAATCAAATTTTAATTCTTGTGTTGTAACTTTAATTACATCATAATCAATATTTGAGGTTGGTATAACATTATCTAAAGTTATTTGAGTTGTGCCTACCGTAAAATCACAAACATTTAATTTAAACATCAAATCAATATCTTGATAGGCAGTATATGTTGAACCATTCTGTGATTTGAAAAAAGAACCTGTAAACACTTGTTTATCTACACGGCGATCAGAACCATCAAGTCTTGTTCCTCCAATTTCTGCTACAAATATTTCATAATCATCTGAATTGGTAAACATAACAATAGCATGTTCACCAGGAGAAAGAAAAATTGGTGCAGGAAATTTAAATCTTGTATAATGATTTGCATTAGTAATATCTGGAATATCAGAGCCAACTCCAGATACCGTATTAATTTTATCTGGTCTTAAATTAACTTGACCTAAAGCTGCACCACTATGAATTAGAGATGAGTGTGGATAACCATTTATAACGGGTCTAAGTTGAATTGAAAAAGGTTGAAAAGTAGCTTCATCTTTTTTCTTAAAAACCAAATCGACACTATGCACAAACATACCTTTTGGATATGTTGCTGCATCAACAAAAAACGTTTGTGCTACTGGATCAATAAAAGATGTTGCCATGTTAATTCCTAATTAATTTACTTTTAAAAAATTCTTTAATTGTTTTAAATGGTGATGTTACAATATTAATTAAAGAAACTAAAATATAAAATGCCACCATAAAAGTAAAAATTGTATATCCTTTTAATCTACTGTCTGGTTTATCTAGGTTTGGATTTGTCAAACCAACAACCGCACAGATCACTAAACCTAACCAAAATACAAATTTACCTACTAAAGAACCTTCGTCACGAACTCTTTCAATATAAGCCATTTCATCAGACCAAGGTTTAGCAATGACCTCTGTCATATGTAGTGCAATATTTTTTTGCATTTCATTATTGTCTTTCATGTCCCAAAGGTATAAACTTGGACCTTTACCTTTTAACCATTCGACAATGGTTCTTGCCCAATAAACATAACCACGATAAATGATAGGGTGATTGCGTTGTAGTCGGCGACCAAATCTTTGATCAGCTTCATTAATATCTGGTGCAAAGAATCCTTGGCGAGCCATTTCTGAACAAATGATTTTACCTCCACGGCCACCACTAGACGGTGCAGGAGTCCTATCTCGTACTAAAGTTGTTCCTAAAACTTGCCGTTCAACAGCAGTTGTTGATCTATAATTATCATTTTTTTCGTAAATAACTTGATTTTGAATTGTTGGTACACGAACAGAAATAGAAACTTCTTCAACAACATTCAATACACCTTGAGCATACCATTGTTCTTCAGCAAAAGAGTTGGTTTGCAAAGGATCGTTATTTTCATCACTTGTTAATCTAATTAAGCGAGCACCGGTCCTACTTCTCCAACCGTCATCATAAGATGTTGGTCCATAATTAGGCAAGAACCAACGACCGGCCATATCGCCATGGTCGTCAGATTGTGGTTTACCTACAGACCAACGAGATGTATTATCTGGAGTTATATCCCAATTTGGAGTAATTGTAGCAACTTTTGTTGATCCAACATAATTTGTAATTGTTCTTTCTTGGCCAAGACCTGTACCAGCAACAATTCTTATTTGATAAAACTGTGATGCAGTTATTGGATCTGTAAAATTTTTAGTTCCTGATGAAGGCCAAGTAACTGTTGCATAAGATGATTGTAAATTTACATAAGCATTATTTACTGGTGCACCAGAACCTAAAGTGATTGTATTAGCAGTAGCTGTGGTTGTATTGCCGTTATTCCAAAACATAATATCAATTCTAGCTGTTGCACCACTTACTGTACCTGTAATTGTGTCATTTGCAGCAAATGTTCCACGAACATCACCCAAATAAATTACTGGTTGATTTAAAGACCAAGAACGGCCCTGTTGTTTCAATACCCTAGCCGTACCGCCGCTAGAAGAAGTAACAGTTTCAAATACACCATAACCGTCATTAAAATTTCCACTTACATTATATAACCAAACAAGAGCTGGATATTCAATGTACTTTGTTGCATCAAGGTCGCCTTGTTCAGCAAAAAGGTAATGATATTGATTTGGTCTTAAACCTTTTGCAACAGTAATAATCCATTGAGCACGAATATAAGGGACAACAGAAAGGTCAACTTGACGATTACCGATACTCTTTACAATTCTTTCTGGCACCAATACTTTTTTAGTACCAAAACGCTCTCTGGAAAATTGTGTTACTGTAGTTGTGCTTTGTACTGTATCCTGATAATCAAGGTAACCTACTGATCTGCTTTCTGATCCGGTGCTAACTCCAACATTTTTACCAGAAACAAATTCATTCCAATCGCCCCATTGATTTCCCCATCCCGCAGCCCTTGTGTCATGTAATGCTGCACCAATTTGTTCCCAAGCATCATTTTCACCTTCCATATTCACAAGTACATCTGGTCTTGTTTCTGTATCAATCCAAAAATCTCCTGGAGGATAAAAATCAAGTGTACCTGCATAGTTTGAAAGAACAAATGGATTAACAGCCATGGCTTGAGTGGCTACATTTTGTGTAATAAATGTTTTAACTGTATACGGTGAAGTTACAATTGTTCCAGCATCAACAGTAGCTGATGTTAATGAAGTATTTGTTTGAAAACCAATACTTGTAGAAATAAAAGACGGTCTTAATTCTCCAGCATTAAAATCCATAGCACATTTATAGTCCACATTTTTAACATCACCTACTTGGTGGCCTCTAAACGAATCAGTAAGAATACCATTTTTAAATCTTTCTAAACCATTTTCATCCAAAACAGTTAAATCTTGTGCTGCTTTTTCTAATGTGTTTAGAGCTGTGTAATATTCTAAATTTTCAATTCTTTTTTCTAAGTTGCCAATATCACGCATTGTATATCGTTTATTTTCGATATACTGAAGTTTTACATCATTTGGAAAGAAAGTATATGGGTTTACACGAATCGTATATAAACTCATTACATTATCTGGCTCAGGAGGAGTTTGTGGATATAAAGATGAAACTCCTTTAATAACTCTAAATTTTTTATCCTCGCCTAATACAATTCTATCGGTTCTTGGAATGTAATAAGAATAGTCAGATTCTAAAGATTCTGCTGCTCTAGGTATTGAAATACCAGAAAGTGTGAAATTAGGAGTTGTAGCTACAGCATTTGTTCGAATAGGTCTAAAATCAACACAATCTCTTAGTTTATAAACTTCACCTGTTGTTGGGCTAGTATAATTTGGAATTTTTGTATAACGAATATCTTCAGTTGCTCCAAGAGAACCATTATTATAAGAATCAACGGTAAAATAACCAGAACCTGTATGTGTAAAATAATTAACAAGAACTAATATTCGACCTTTTGGAGGTGCTGCACCTGGTCTTAAAGTAATAGAACCATGGTCATAATAACCATCTTGTTGACCATCATTTAAAATATAACGATCAGTAATATCTTTAGCTGCATTTGTTAAGTCAGCAAGAACAACTGAGGTAGAAGGATTTAATGAGTCAATAACTTTAAAGGAAGATTTAACCGAAGAACCACCTGAAGTGACAGTAAAATATCCATAAGTTTGTTCAAAGGTACCTTCTAATTTATAAATGTCAGAAATATAAAGATTATCTGATTGACCAGGAACTTTATTTGGTGTGGTGATAGCAACTTGACCATCTGCAGCGAAAATTGTTGTACTACCAATCGTTACTCCGCCTGTTCCTATGCCAGTTGTATTTGCAGATACTAATGTTTTTACTTTAGGTGTTGTTGTATTAAAATCTACTGAAGCAATAACGTCAACTGTAAATGTATTTACTGAATTAAAATTAAGAGTAGCAGAAGAAGTTGAAACTGAAACTGTTCTTCCAGTTCCAGAAGTAAATGGAATTACTTGACCTTGCGTGAATTCTGTAGAATTATTAGCAACAACATAAAAATGAGTTAATTTTTGAGCATCAGATAAAGCACCGGTACCAACAAATACATTGTTTGCAGAACCAGTAGATATTGATAAAGCACCTGCTGATACGGTTTGATTTTTAAATACAGCTTTACCTCTAAAATCTTGGTCAGACATTCCAAAACTAACAAATGACTGAGGCACACGAAATACAAGAGATTTGAAATTTGTATCTGAAAAATAGGCATTACTTCCAGGAGTTTCTTGATTTGTTACATCAACGTTGGCAGAAGCAACAATTTGTGGTGTAGAATTGATGATAGCAAAAGATTCAATATCTTTAACATTGAAATCAATTGTATACACAGAATTACTTCTTGGGCCAGCAGGTATGGCAAATATATCAGCAATTGTTGCTGTCTTTGTCATATTATTATATGAAACAATTCTATGTTTCACATTGTCTGCGCCATAACCTCCAGAGATTCTTATGAAAGTATCGTAATATGCATTTGCAGTATTAGAAATTACGCCTGCGGTATTTGAAAGAACAATTGTGTTTGTTGTTCCCGAACCAGAACAATTACCTGTTTGAGAAACAAACCGAGTATCATAAAGATAAAGATTGTATTTGTAACTTGTAGAATCCTGAGTATTAGCTGCAGAAACATATTCAACTTCACGAATACGAGCAGTTCCAATTTTAGTTGAGTTATATGTTGTTGTGTTTGATATGGATATATTTCCGTTTACAACACAATGTAAATCAATTGTTTGCATTGTACTAACATCAAAAAGACCCTTTGTGTTAGCAACAGTAATGTAATTACCATAATTTGCAGCAATATCGTAGTTTTGGACCGATGTTTTATCTCTAGCTCTCTCTAACTCCAAATTTATTGGAGATACAGTTTCAATTTCTTGGCCACGAATATAAGCTTTTCCTACACTTAATTTGGCAGTAAATAGAGCAGAATTAGATGCATTTCCTGTATTAGGAATATGATCTTTTAAATAAATTGTAAATGGTTTTACGGTATAATTACCAGATTCATCATATGTTCTGCGAGCTAATGTTTTTTCTAATTCAGAATATAAAGGATAACTATTTCTTAGAGTAACTGTACCACTTTCAATACGAATTATTTCAATAAACTTTGTGTCATCAGTTGAGTTTAAAGTTCTTGTAGCTAAAGAAAGATTTACTTTATAACGAGTAGAACCTGGAGCTTGGTAATTGGAAGCATTTAACGCTGGATCCAATAAAGAGGTATCCGTTTTTTCATCGACTATACTTTCTTCATAAGCTAAACCAACACGATAAGTTGGTGCATTATCATATTTTTCTAAAACTATTGTTTGAGAAGTAACTTTAACAAAAAAATCATCAATAAAATAAACGCCATCATTTACACTTGCTGTAGCAGCTTTGCCAGATGAACTAGAACCAATTAAACGAGCTTCATATTGATCACTATCTATAGTGTAGAGAGATTCACCATCCTGTGCCTGTAATGCTGTTTTATACTCAACAAATAATGTTGGAGGATCTGTAGTTGTTGCAGCTGTAACAGCTACAACTTTACCTAAAGCAGAATTTGCGGCCAGAGAACTTGAACTGCCAATATTTTTACCAAGAAAATTTGCTACATCTACATCATCACCAGATGTAGATGTAGTTTGTAGTTTATGATAAACAACAGAAGTTGATAAAGAAACTTCTCCTCCAGTTACAACTGAACCATTTTTAAAAATATGTTTACCAAAACGAGAAACTTGTTTTTGTAGAATTGTTTGTAATTGAGTTAATTCACGAGCCTGAACGGCGTAACCAGGACGAAAGAGCATCCTGAGAAATTTTTTATCCTCATCATAATCATCATAATAAGGATTCACATTAAAATTTTGAACTAATGCCATTTTTAACCTTTAGAAACTAACAACAATTTTAATATTTTCTGCTTGACCATCTGATCTATCTATCTTACTCTCATTTGAAACAAAAAGAATTTCACCTGAATATGGTTGAAACTCTGGATTTGAAACTCCAGTTATGGTTCTGGAAACACCTGAATTTGCACCAAAAATTAAGAAACCATTTAAAAATGTTCCTTTTACTTTAGACAATTTAACACTTGATAATGTTTGATCATTGACAAAAGCATATGCTGAAGGATTACTTAAAGATCCTTGGTAAACAAATTCGTTTAAAGAAAAAGGTGAACCAGGAATCAACTCTATATTTGTTGTCTGTGTAATAACTCCATTTGCAGTAGTATTATTTGCAGCCACAGTTGACCCATATTTATGCGGATCTCTCAATAAACTAACCTGTCTAAATGAAGTATTTGTTGAAATTAGACCATTTTCCGTAGAATCAATTTCGCCTATACGAACAGCAACCATTACATTATTTGCATTTAATTCTCTAGCTGGATTAAAAGCGTGGCCATATTTTGGAGGTATAATTACCCTAGCATTAGCTCCAGATCCTGAACCATATATGATTGCGTTTGCATATGTGTAACCTGTTCCAATACTTGTTATTGTAATTTTTGAAACATTTGCGTTTGCTGAAGATACATTTGATGCTGTATTTGATAATGTTGCGTTAGCAACTGCTCCAGCTCCATTACCGTCAACATAGACTCTAGTTGTAATTGAAATATTATTACCTGTATTTCCACCTGAAGCAGTTGTTGTAGTTGAAAGATTTATAGTTCCTGTGACAATCGAAATATCTTCAATATGAGTAGATAAAGGTATTCCTGCTCCAGAAATTATCATATTTTTTAAATTTGCTAGAGTTGAAATACTAAAAATTTCCAAGACAAGAGCGGTGTTTGTTAATTTTAAGGATGTTTGGCCAGAAGAATAAGTATCAACTTTAATATTTGAAGCTTGACGATAATTTTGACCAGAAGAAGTGATCACAATATTTGTTATTTCACCATCAACAACACCAGTAGAATCAACTCCAAAATCTAAAGCCGAAGTGCTTGTTGGTGCTGGTATCCATTCAGAAGTTAAAAATTTATTTGATGGAGTTACCCTAAACATATACTTCCAAAGATAACCATCAGCTGTGCCAATATTACCATTTGAAGTGTTAAAATCGCCTGTTGGTTCTACGGTCGAATTTGCAGATTTATTATTAGAAACACATTTATAGACATTTCTTTCTGAAGTCATAACATACATTGGCCTTAAATTTTGTGATATATTAGCCGTAAAAAGATTAGAAAAAATTATTGTATCATCATAGTTTCTATATTTTGTATTTGCAGTCCAGTTATATCGAGGAATAACTAATTGAACATCATTACCGGTTATTCTTTTCGCTGCAAACATATTGTCCCAAACAGTTTTTTCTGAAGCAACTGTTTCAACAATAGAATCTGGAGAAGATTCGTTAGCATAAGGAACGTGATTTCCAATGCCTATAAAACCAATCGTTGGAGAAGGTTCTGAGAAAGACTCTTTGAATTGTTCAGCGCTGTTTAACGCTATTTTTTTAGTTACAATTGAGGCCATAGAATGTATTTATGTCAATATTGTTAGTTGTTGTGTATTTGAATTCATAGTAAATGCAGACGTTACTGAAAGATTTGTATTACTAATGATACTACTAATTGTTCTAATTTGATTATTTACCGCAACATTTGAACCAATTGTAAAAATTGAAAGGGTATTAGCAATATTAAACCGAGTATTTGTTCCTGTGATGTAAATTGAATTATTTGTTGTACTTACAAAACCCGAAATGGTTGTTCTTTTATCTACATAACTTACATTTGTTTCTTTAGCTTTTGCATCTTTTAAAAGATCAAAAATAGCATAGTTTACAAATCCTGCTGGATGAAGAAGTTCTTTTAAAATATTTTTATATTTTGTAAACGGTATTAATGAAGATGTAACATATGAATAATCAAAATAATAATTACTTCCTTGAAGTTTTCTTTCATAACTTGAAATAATTGAATCTGTTGTTGTCCATCTTCCAGGAAAAACAGTATAAGAAGAACCTAGAGTTACTTCAGCTATTGCATTTCCGCCACCAATTGAACCTAAATCTACTTTTGGAATATACTTGTATCCACTACCACCAGATGTAAGTTTTATAGAAAGAATTTTACCTACCAACTGATCAAAAACCGCTCTCAAATTTGCACCATCTCCAATTAAAGATGTTACAACAACATTAGCTCCTGTTCCATTTGCAGAAGAAACAATGAGTGTTGGAAAATTATTTTGTGTATAATTTGTACCACCAATAATACCTTTTGAATATGATCCAATTTTTTGATTATTTGCTGAATTTATTCCGCCAGAAAAAGAAATTGCTATATTAGATGACATAACAGTATCAGATATAACAGACGAAACATATGTTTCTTGATTTCTATAAATTATTTTATCACCTACTTGTAAATCGGATAAAAAATTAGTGCCTGTTCCAAAGAAAATAGTTCCATTATTTGAAACATTAGCAGTTCCATCAATTCTTGGAGGTTGCATTTGAATTGTAAGAATACTGCCGTTTGCATTTACTGTTTTTACCGCAGCAGCTGCGCCAGTTTCGAGAATGTTGGAATTTGTAAAAACAACTTCATCACCAACATTGTAATTCAAACCACCATTTACAACATCTATTCTTCCTATAGATCTATGTCCTTTAATGTCAAATGGTATTCCACCTGATGTATAGAGAGCAGCCTGGAGCGTATCAATTGTGGATTGGTCGGCTATCTGAGAAGAATATATCACTAGTGCATTTGTTATTGGGCCAAGTCCAGTTACCGTAATTCTAGATAAAGCATCTACGATACGGGTGTTAACATTTTCAGTAAGTCCGGATGGCATTCCATAATCTGCGGAATTAATTGTTACTTCAGAATAGGGTGATACTATATCTGAACCTAAAACAGTAAAAGAATTTGCAGTATAGTGACTATTGTTTACTCCATCAACATAACCAGATATGAAAACTTCAGGATTACCATCTATTAATCCAACATATGTACTTTCTGTTAATTTGTAACCTACTCCTCCATAATCTACAGCAACTCGAGCTAAAGCAAATTCTTCTGTACTTTCAACTTCTGCTGTGGCAACTGTTGTAGCACCGCCACCAAGAATTAATATTGGATCTCCAACATTATATGATCTACCACCATCTATTACTGTAATGCTTGTTAAAATTGAAAAAGTATCAGCGGTAATAGTTATCAATTCACCATTTTGATCAACAATATCTGATCGTATTTGTTCACCATTTATAAAAGAACCTGATAGTGTTTTTGGATTAATAAACAATTCAAAAGGTAAACCAAAATTTAAATTATCAGTAATAATTTTCTCAACAGATCTTTCCACAAGAGCTGAGGCACCAGATGAAATACCTACAATTTTTCTATTATTAAATAAAGTATAATCAAAATTATTATAAACAATTTTGATTTCTGAGTTATTTGTTGGAGCTGTTGTAAAAATTATTTTTTTTGATTCTTTACGAACTTCATAATCAACATTTTCTTCTTTTAAAATGTCATTAACATAAACTGTTACATCACCAAAATTTATAGGTTGAACTAAGTAAAATTCTTTTTTTGAACCATTGCCTACATAGATATTTCGAACATCACGCTCAATTTTTAAAGAATTATCAATTGTCCACTTACCATCAGAAGCTCTTAAAATGTTGTTTTTTGGTAAATTTATTTCTACTTCTTCATCATATAAAAGTTTAAATAAAAGTTTAAATGAATCATCAATACCTTTTGAAAGATATAATGGTAAGATATTTTTAATTAAAAAATCTTTACTTACTTTAGCTTCTTTTGGAACTAAAGAAAGAAAAGTATTTAAAAAACTTTCTTCAAATTGATCTACTGATTTGTCTACATCAACAATATCTCTTACAGTTTTTAACTGGGTAGTTAAGTTATTTTTTAAACTAAGTCCACTATCAGGATCAAATTGCTCTTGTTCAAGAAATTCATAGTAAGCTTTTAAAAAGTCTATGAATAAAGGATATTCTTCCCGAATAAATTCAGGAACTTGTTGAGAAATAAGTACGGAAGTGTTAGAAAAAGACATTAATTAGACACTGCTGTTAGAGTTGTTACGATAGATGTTGGATCATTTTCATCAATTGTAATGATTGTGTTTCTTGTTGATTCTATTATTCCTTTTTCTGATTCAACGGTTAATCTCATTAAACCATCAGTAGACGAAACACTAAGAATATTAATATCTTCTAAAGTAATTTTGCCAGTTTCATAGTTAATTTCACCTACATTTCCATCAACTATTTGTCTTTGTGCAGTTGAATCATAATAAATTGTTCTAAGTGTTCCTATTTTTGCATCAATTTCGGCAGTTGCCGTTGCAGAAATTCCTCCGCCACCACTAATAGAAATAATAGCACGACTATAATCAATTCCTCGATTTGTTACAATAATCCTATTAACTGTTCCATTGACAATTATAGCTTCTGCTGTTGCGCCTGTGCCATCACCAGTTATTGTGACGGTTGGAGTTGAAGTGTAATTTAAACCTGGATTTGTCACAAGAATAGAAGAAATTCCAGTAAATGATGTGGGAACTTCTTCAATTGTTACTGTTCTAATGATACCTGATACATCTCTTGTTTGAAATTCAGTTGAGGTTAATTTATTGGTTGTAGTTCCTCGTTTTAAAGGTATATCAAAGTTTACTTCATATGTAGCATTTTGATTTAATTTTGGAGTAAATTTTTTCTGTGCTTTAATTGTTAATTGATTACCAATAATTGCATTTTGATCAACATTATCAATAGCTGTTTCTAATTTTGAATCAACTAATCTTGCACTAAATTTATTTAAAAATGTATCACTATATTTTATGATAGCTTGTTTAATTGATTCTTTTAAAGATTGTTCACTTACGGTAGTTTTTCTTACATCATAACGAGCATCAACCTCAATGATAAAATAAAGGTATTGTGGATCTATAATTTCAGCACTTACTGAAATAATTGATTTTGGATTAATAACCTCTGCAATAATTCTTTTCTTCTCATCTTCAGAAACGTAATAATTATCTTTTGGTTTTAAAGATACAAAAACTTTTCCATAAACTGGAGGATCATTATCTTCACCACCCCAAACTGATATAGAATCAATATTTGGGTAGTTATTTAAAATGTAAGTTGCATAATCTTTATTTGTTACCAAACGATTTTGCGTAGAAAATCTCGCAGAAGAAGAAAATTTAATACTATCAACAGATTCTCTTTCAGACCCACCAGAAGCTGCTGTTTTTGGAGTAACTGTAAAATTACTAAATGTTGAACCTAAAGAATCTGTAACCGATGCAGCTGCAATAAAATTATTAGCCTTGTTAGCTTCTGTTCCACTTGTTACAAGATATGTACAACTGACAATTGCGCCGTCAGGTAATTTTTTACCAACAACATCATTACCAAAATAAATTTGAAATAAACCTCCACGGCCTTCTTGTAAAAAGAAAACTTCTGATGTTGGTGTTATATCTAAAACATCAGTTACTTTTTCGTATGTAATTGATGCACTATTAGCTGAATTTGGAGTTACTGATACTCTGAGAGTTGTTGTGTCAATATTTGATTCAGGTAATTCAAATATTGATTTTGGATTTGAACCTGCATCATATGTAAATGAGTATGTTATTAGTTGTCCTTCATATAATTTTAAATCTTCAAAAATATATTTTGTATTTGATTTAGTAACTAAAGTATCTTCTATAACAACAAATGTATATGCTTTATTATCAATTTGATTTGAAATAAAAGAATAACCTTCTGGTAAAGTACAAGTAGCAGGAGTAGCATCAAGAGTTTCAATAGTAAAATCTATTGTAGCTAATGGAGCTCTAGTGGAATAAGGTAAATATCCTAAGGATTTAGCATGAGAAACAACAGAATCACGAAGTAAGGCTGTATCTAAAAATGATTCATTAGCCACCATATTTAAATAATAAGCATTATAGTGGGTATTATATGCAAGAATATCCAAAAGAATATTTAATGACGATCCTTCAAAATCATAATCTTGAAATTGTTGTTGTTGTTTTAAAAAATTTTTTAAATTTGTTTTGATTGTATCAAAATCAAGTTCTGTTACTCTTAAACGGTTTGCCATTTTATCTGATTCGTTCTAAGAAAAAGTTAATCGTAATTGGATTTGGACTATTAATAACAAAAAATTCTAAAGTTACTTTATAAGCATTTTCGTCTGGTTCTGGAATAGCAGAAACTTTAGAGATTTTGACTCTAGGTTCAAAATTTGTAATAACTTCTCCTATTTCTCTTTCAATTCTTGCTGCAATTATACTATCAATATTGTCAAATAAAAATCGGCGTATATTACTACCAACTTCAGGCCTAAACGGTCTTTCGTAATGGTTTGTGAGTATTAGATTTTTAATTGAATTTATAATTGCATATTCATTTAAGTGTACATTCACATCTTTTCTAATAGGATGCTTAGTGAACTTTAAATCCAAATCTTTAAAAGTTCTTTCTGATTTTATATCTATTTGTGCCATCTTCTATTTATTCTATCCTGCAAAAACATTTGAAGAACCCTGAGCCACAGATGTGCAGCCGGCTATTGAATCTCCAACTCTACCAATACCTAAACCATTTACTTTTACGGTTGAAGAACCAGATGAAATAGCTGAGGCATGAGCTGGACATCCTTTTCCACCAGGAAGAAGATGAACTGAGTTTACATCTCCTTGCCTACTTACTGGTCTTCCATTGACAAACACATTACCCGACCCCCTGGCTCTAGCTGGGACAGAACAATGAACAACATCTAAATCTCCGACTCTTGTGACTGATGGCATATTTTAAGTTCTAAAGTTTCCTACTGGAGTTCTTGGCAATCTAGTTGCCTTATAGTAACTACCTCGATAAACATTCATTCCACCGGTGCCACCAGCAAAAGTAATTCTCCAATTGGTAGGATTAGTTGCATGGGTAAGAATAAAAACTTTAAATTCATGGTATCTCTCAGTACCAGCAGTCGAAGAAGCTATAGTTATTGTTGGAGAAAAAACAGGATTACTTTGCGGCCTAATTGCCACCCCAGAAACGGTACCACCGAAGGTTACTCCTACCGTCATACCATGAGCTCCATATCCTGAACATGATACTATTTGAGGGCTTTGATCAAATTGCAAATAATAATTTCCAGTTCCAGTGGCCACAGAGGTATTAGAATATAAACTATAATTTATTTCATAAATGGTATTTGCTGTTAATGTAAGTTGTCTATTTGGAAAACAATCCGAAGGACTGCTTCCAGCGGCAGAATATATGTTAGAGGTTAAAATATCACTAAATTGTACAACACCAATAAATCCTGGACCTTGTGTATTATCTGCAATTCCATAAAAAGTATTGTTTTCGAATTCAATTAAACCATTAACTTGTACGGTATTTGCAGTTGAATTAATAAATCGAATATCTCTTGCTGTAATATCGCTAGTAATTAAATTTGTTGTTACAATACTATTTGAAACATTTATTATACCATTACTAATAATAATGGTATTAGATACATTTAAAGTGTTTGATATTGAAATATTTGATGTTGTTAAATTATTAGATATTGTAACACCATTTGAAACATTTATTGTAGCAACATTTATTGTTTGAACATTATTAATAGAAGTTTGAGAAATAACAATTGTATTTGCAACAGTTAATGTAGTACTAACATTTAAATCTGTAACAGTACTAAGAGCAGCAATAGCTGATTCTAGATAACTAAAATTATTATCTAAATCTTCTAAAGATACTGAAATAGTTTTATCTGCAAATGTATTTGGAATTGTCATTCCGCTGGTTCCCAATATATTGTTTCATTTAAATTGTTTGTCCATTCTATATTTTCGCCATTTATGTTTGTCCAAACAAATCTTAAAACGTAAGGTGACGCATCTGGATTATAGTAACTGTTTATAAAAGTTGTAAATTGTTGAACATTATTTTCAACAATATGTGTCATTGTAAAATTTTCTGTTGTATTTCCTGTTTCTAAATTATTATAATTTACACTTACTGAATACGTTTTAGTAATGCTTGTTTTTGTATCAGGAAAATATTCAAATAATTCTTTACCTGAAGGAATATTATCTATGTCAGTTAAAGAAACCGGTGTTTCTAAAAGATCACTACTTCCATCAGTAATGTATTTAGCTGAATCGGAAAACCCTTTTCTATAAACACCAGAAATAGTAAAACTGGTATTACCTGCGATAATGTTAACGTCAGGCTCTTCTTCTCCTTGTAAAACTACACTAATAGAATTAATTGTTTCTGATTCACCTGCTGTTACTGTTACTGTTCTACTAAATGTACTTTTTCTTTTTACTCTTGGTATTTCAGTTTGTGGGCTAAGACTTAATGCCATTTGTTTCTCTTTTTATTAATTCTTTTAGCTTATCGTTCCAAGAATCTAATTCTTCATGTTGCTCTGGTGTATGTGGTGGTTTAGGTATTTCTGGTAAAAATTTTATTACATTATCAAATTTTTTTGGTATCTTATTGTAGTCGGTATATATTTTTAATTTACCATTTAAAAGAATAACAAATTCGTGCGGCATATTAGTTCAGATCAATACGAGGTGCATTAAATTTCATACGACCACTTGAGCTAATTGTGCAAGATCCTCCAATATCAGCGGTAAAACTTCCGCCAACATCTAGTGTAGCACTACCACCTACATCCACAGAAGCACTTCCTCCAACACTTACAGTAGCACTTCCACTAATGTCACCTGTTAAACTTCCTTCAACAGTTGCGGTAACATCTCCGCCAACTTCTAAGTTAACATTTCCGTCTACATAAACTTTTACATCACCTTTTACATATACAGAATCATCACCTACAACAACAGTAAACTTATCTTTTTCTATTCTTTCTGAACGATCACCTTCTGGCCCCCATTCAACATACGAACCCGAACGGTGATATAAATGAATTCTTTCAGCATCTTTCGTATCATCAAATTCTAATGCGTGACCAGATTCAGATTCATAAACATTATTATATGGGTAAACTGCGTTATAGTATGAATCTGGTTCTACCTTTGATTCTTTTTTCTCTGCTTTACTTTCATTGATTGGTGATGGATAGTCAGAATCGTTTCTTGCTAAGCGTGATGTTGTTGGTTCATCTAAATTTCTGGGATATACTGTAGCTGATTCATTTGGTTTTACTGGACCTGATGATAATATATCACCATCACGAGAATCACTAAAAGCTTCTTGTGCATTTCCTGCTGTCAAAGGAATACCAGGAAAAGTTGCAAGTATAATTGGCGATTGACCTGCTTCACCATCAGCAAAAAATCCAAAAACCATATCACCATCTTTCGGTGCATAAGGATTTGTGTTGTTTGGTGGATACGCAACAATAGCCCAAGGCAACATATCGGTTGGAAGATGCATTTTATTTTCAGCATGCCAACCTACACAGCGAACACGAACACGGCCAAGTTTAATTGGGTCTTGTCTATCTTCAACTATGCCAGTAAACCAAATGAATCCGTTTTTACCAGCAAAATCTTTATTGTCTAAAGAATTCATTCTGTTGTATATCCTAAAATTTCACTTTGTTGTTCTCGGCCACTAGATGCTATGAAATCGGTTGAAGATGAACTAGAGGCTACTTCAAGGACAGTTTCGTGTTTATCAAAAGAAATAATTTGTCTAGAAGCAACAATAATATATTTGCCACTAATACTTTTATCATCTTCGTTTGTGGTTTTATTAAAAACACCTAATTGTGGTGCTTCAACATTTACATTAAAACCAGAAGATAATTGAAAATTACCTGGCATTACAACCTTTAATTTCTTTGACATTAAATTTTTTAAAACAGCTTTTCTCTGAAAGTACCAATTTTCTATTGTTTCTTCCTTTGATATAGAAGAAGGATCATACTTTTTAATGTATTCACTATTTTGTTTTGCGTAACCAAAAATACTTACAGATTTACGAGCATTAAATGTTTCTGAATTTTCAACTCCGCCTCTATTTTGAATTGAGGTAAAATTTGGTGTTTTATTGCCATGGTCCATATTTGTATAATGATCTCCATAACTAATGTTTTTTGTCATTATCGATCTTGTAATTGGATCAAAACCAATAAATTTACCCGAATTAACACCTGATCTTGTTCTATCAATTGCGTCATTTAAAGTTAAAACTTCTAGGTATCTAGCTCCTTGCATTTCACTAATTGCATTTGTGCCAATATTTTTTGTTTGGTATTGTATATCTAAAACTTCTTTTTGCGATAATAATGTAGAAAGAGTTGCAAAATTAAAACCAGTAATATTTTGAAAGAACACGAAATTTGCTGAATTCTTTGAATCTAAAGCCCTCTTTGAGCACCATTGAATTGCTTCTAGAGGTCTTAAATTTGGTATTACAACATTTCGAATACCCAAAGAATTTTCATAAATTCCTCCTAAGTTATTTTCAGGAACTTTAAGGTAATCTAAAAGAATTTTTTGAACTATATCTGAGTAAGTTGCTTCGTAAGACTGATTAATTCTTTGTTGATCCGAATAGATTAATTCATCCGAAACGAAATGTAAAATATATCTTACAGTTCCTGGACCATCATTTATTCTTTCAGATTGCTTGTAAACACGAAACGCTTTTTTAAATGTAGCAACATCAGATTCTTCATCTTTTTTTAAACTTATTAGTATTGATTCTGAACCATCAAATAACAATTGGCCAGATAAATTCAAAGAATCACGAATTAAAATATTGCCACTCATTACAGGCATTAATAGAGAATCAAAAATGTTTATCTCACTAAAAATTGAACTTATATCAATTTTGCCATCTTTTGTTACAAGAAGAAGCTCATCAATCTTATACTGCGTAGATTTTTTGATTTCAAAACTCATACTGACAATATTCTTTTAAGTTCTTTATTAACTAAAGGCATAAATTCTTTTTTCAATAATCTAATTTCTCTTTTAGATTCATTTTCTTCTACCTCATATTCATAATAAGAGCGAACTTCTTTTGAAATTTTTATTGTTACCGATTCATTATTTGCCGTTGTATATGTGTTAGTTGTTCCAGATGTATTAGCGTATGTGTTTGCATCAATTTGATATTTTTTTACTGTTATTGTTCCATCACTTGTTGTTGTTGTAACAACTTTAAAATGTGCTTGAACATTATTGGTACTCAAAGCCCACTCAAGGCCAGTTTGCACCGTAGCATTTGCGGAACCATTAGCTGTATATTTGTCGTTAACAAATTGTATTAATGTTTCAGATTTTAATGGCCAATCAAATTGAGGATCAATAATATCATTAAACAATAATACAATCCAATGTTTTTCTGAATCGCCATAAAATTTATGAGCAACGATTTCTGGCGTATCAGAATCTTGTATTTGATATGGATAGAAAGCTGTAGAGTTATCTTTTAATTGTTGTTCAAAAGCAAACCTTGTAAGTACATTTGTAACAGTATCAACACCATTAGTGTCGTTATTACTAATATAAAATGTTTTAGGGTAGTATTGGAAATATTTTGCCATTTTAATTAATTTCTTTAAGATGTACCATATTCGCCTCGTTGGCTTGCAGCAGTTTTTTCTGGAGTTATGTCACCTGGCAAAGGAACATTTTTTGTTAAATATGTTACTTCTTGGAATGATAAGGTCATTTCAATTGCAACCGGCATTCCTGTTCCACCTAAAGTTGCACCTTGACCAGGAACTTCATAAGCTGACCATCCCTGTGGCGCATAATTAATTTGTATATTTTTTAAAATGCAAGAACCTATTTTTGGAATATTATCATTTTCTTTACCTGCATAATAAAACTTCAAATCAAATTCAGATGGTGGTATCAACATACTAACTGAACCATCAGTTTTGATTTCTGGTGCTTGGTGAAATTGTAACATATTGATAATCTTTTGTACCTCTATACCTTCTTTCTCACTTCTTGGATAAAATTTAAAAACATAATCAAAATTTCTAAAAGAAGGAGATTTGTATATCACTTCTAACATTGGATTAATAACAGAACCAAAACCTAAAAAAGCACCTGCACGACCAATGTCACCTAAACCTGAAGCTCCTGCTCTAGTTATTGCAACTTTGGCCGCATCAAGTAACTTTTGAGTGTTACCTCCAGAATCAATTTGTTCTGTAATAGCTACGCCAGCTAAACCTGCTAATCCACTTATAAGAGATAGTTGATCGTAGTTTTGTGAAAAACCAAATTGTACTGTTTCTGGCATATACAGAGCTATTACATCGCCAGTAAAAGTTGTTTGACTTAATTTACCGCCATTTAATTGTAAACTTTTTACATTTCTATTAATGATTGATTGTGTTGCAGCCGCATTTCCATTTAATACTTTTGGTTTATTTGAACCTAAACCGCTAACTATATTTTTAACTCCAGAAGCAATGCTAGTTAAAGCACCACCGGTCATGCTATCTAATTTTCCTACTTGATTTGAAACAAAATTTCCAACTTCTCCGCCAATAGCACCTTTAATATTGCTACCAAGACTATTCAAAGCTTGTTGTGTTGGATCTTCTTGAGGCGCATCTGTGAGTTGAGAAGATTTTTGTTTTTTAATATAAATTAGCATGTAGTGACCAACTTCTGGTCTAGTCAACTCTAATGGATATTTTAAAGTTCTGCTTTTAAATTCTGACTCGTATAATGAAGCTAACGGTCCATCTGTTGTATTTGGGCTTTTATCAAATTTGATTTCGCCTAAACCAAATAACGGCATGTGATAATCCTATAAAAAGAGAGATAGATAGTATTTATGTCATATAAAGGATGGTTTACACCACGAAACCCAAACAAATACAAGGGCGATGCCACAAACATCGTCTATCGTTCTTCATGGGAATTGCGTGTAATGAAATATTTGGATGAACAACCAAATGTGATTTGGTGGGCTTCTGAAGAATTGCCAATACCTTACAAATCTCCAATAGACCAAAAAGTGCATCGTTACTTTCCTGATTTTATTGCAAGAATTCGTCAGGCAAACAAAGAAACTACTGTTGTCATGGAAGTAAAGCCATTTAAACAAACTCAAAAACCTACTCAAAAAAGACGTACACAAAAGTTTCTTCAAGAAGCAGCAACATATGCAATTAACCAAGAAAAATGGCGAGCAGCTGATTTATTCTGTAAAGAACATGGATGGAAGTTTATGTTGATTACAGAAAACGAATTAGGGTTAAAACTTTGAGATAAATAGCCCAATGGCTTATCTCATCGACCGAATAAAACAATCGTTAGCGAAAGAGGGTTTAACACCAAGAACTCGCATGGCTAGAGAATGGCTAAATGCGAAAGTTAAAAACTTAAATCCAACACCAGCTTCATTGATTCGTGACAGGCAAAGATTGAGAGATAAGACATTTATTGGAAAGATGTATTTTTACTACTATGATCCAAAGACTAAAGATTCAATGCCATATTACGACAGGTTCCCATTGGTAATTCCAATAGAACAATACTCAGACGGTTTCTTAGGGTTGAATTTACACTACATTCACCCAAGGCAACGAATCATATTATTGGACAAATTAAGTAAAACTACGACCAATAAAAACTTTGATGACAGAACAAAGTTAAGACTTAGTTATGAATATTTGAAAGCTGCTAGTTCTGCCTTCGAAGCTATGCCATGCATCAAGAGGTATCTTTTTTCAAATATCAATTCTCGTTTTTTAGAGATAACTGCTGATGAGTGGGATATTGCTGCATTATTACCAACAGATAGTTTTGTTGGAGCTTCAGAGAGTAAAATTTACGCCGACTCACGAAAGAAATTTTAAATGTCATTTTCACCAAATCTTTTTTTAGCTAATGCTCGAGGTAAAGACGGTTTTGCGAAACCATCCAGATTTGAAGTTATTCTTCCAATACCACCTTACATTGGCCAGTTTGTTAGTAGTTCAATTATTGAAAAAATTATAAACTTTCCAAATTCTGTTATTAGTGATGTGTCAGATGCAATTGGTTCTGCTTTTGGTAAAAGCGGTCAACAAGATGAATATTCAAAAACATCCAATGCCTCGTTGACAAGATATTTGGCACTTCAATGTGAAAATGCTGAATTGCCAGGCAAAACTTTTCAAACAAATGAAGTGAGAACATATGGTCCAACCTTCAAAGTTCCACATCAAGTTCAATATAATGATGCCTCTTTAACTTTTATTTGTACAAATGATTTTTTTGAAAGAAAGTTATTTGATCGTTGGATGGAAGCAATTATGCCAACAGATACAAATAATTTTAGATATCCAAAAGATAATGCTACTCGTTATATGACAAATATTAAAATAATTCAGTATGATGAATTTATAAAACAAATATATGCAATTGAATTGATGGATGCTTTTCCAATTGGAATAGCTGCACAGACATTAAATTGGTCAGAAGAAAATTTTCATAGATTATCAATTCAGTTTGCGTATCAAAAATATAGGCCAATCTATAGTGGTTCATATGATTTGGCCGCAGCAGCTACCGCATTGTTTGGAAGTGCAGCTGCAAGAAAATTACCATTAGGTCGTGCTTTTTAATTTAATTAGGAGATTATTATGGCTTTGCCAAAACTTGATGTGCCTGTATATGAAGCAAATCTTATTTCGACTGGAAAATCTGTTCGCTTTAGGCCGTTTCTTGTAAAAGAACAAAAACTATTTTTAATGGCTGCACAGTCTGATGATGTAAAAGATGTGACAGGTGCCATTAAACAAGTATTAAAAAATTGTGTATTGGATGAAAAAGTTGATATTGATAAATTACCTACATTTGATTTAGAGAATCTTTTTCTAAATCTTAGAGCTAGATCAGTTGGTGAAATTACCAACCTTCGTTATACTTGTAATAATGTAGTGCAAGATGAAGAAGGAAAAGATAAAAGTTGTGGAGGTTTGGTAAAAATTGATGTAAATTTATTAGATATTGTGCCAATAAAAGATCCAAATCATACTGATAAAATTGCATTATCGGATAAATTAGGTGTTTGTATGAAATATCCAAACTTTGATATGATTGAAAAATTAAACAAAAGAAATGACATTGATATTTTAAATTTAATTGTAAGTTGTATTGATTATGTGTACGATGATGATAAAATATATTATGCCAAAGATGTAGGTGAAAAAGAATTAATTGATTTTATTGAAAGTCTACAACAAGCAGACTTAGAAAAGATTCAAAAATTCTTTGAAACAATGCCTAAATTAACTAAAGATTTTGACTTTAAATGTCCAAAATGTAATTATTCAGAGAAAGTTACAATTGAAGGTGTACAAAATTTTTTCGCATAAGTCTTTCTCACGATAGTTTGGAGAATTATTATCAAACTAATTTTTCGTTAATGCAGCATCACAAATATAGTTTAACTGAATTGGATGGAATGATACCGTGGGAAAGACAATTATATGTAGATATGTTAATAAAGTATCTTGAAGAAGAAAATGAAAAATTAAAACAACAAAGAAATAGAAAATAAATGGCACAATCAAGATTAGCCGAAATATATCGGGCCGAAAAAGAAAAAGGTGGTGGTGTTTTTTCTGCTGTTGGCAAAAGAACATTGGAAAAAATAGACCCACGGCAACTTTTTAATCAAAGAGGGTTTTTAGCTGCGGCTTTGCCTTCACTATTTAAAGCATATTCAGCGACCTCACGATCATCAAATAAAACATCGTCAGGAGTTGTTCCATCATTTTCTAGTGCCTCGATGGATTTAAAACTAAATGTTTTAATTGATGAAATGTCGGCAGTTAAAAGAAACACAACGATTTTCACCAAAAATTCAATGTCATTACCTGGTATGGCGTATGACATGAATATTATGAAGCAAAACTTTGCTAAATTTATTAAAAAACAAGGAATTGCAGGTGAGAAAAAAGGTGATATGTTCTTTAAAAATGCGGCTCAAAGAGAAAAAGATTATAAAACCAAATTTTCAAAAACCTCCGCAACAGCAACAACACCTGGTTCTGCTGATACCAAATCTTCAGGATTTTTAGGTAGCATAGGCGGCGGTTTAGGACTAGCCGCACTAGGTGCAGGCATTGGAGGTTTTATTGCTGCGTTGGCCGCTGGTGGTGCCGCAGCCCAAGCTCTTGGCGGCGGAGAAGGAATAAAAAGTCTATTAATAAATTTGGCAGAAGGTCTTGGTGCTTTTAGTAGCAGTTCTTTGCTCGCTCTTGGTGCATTACTTGGTACAGGAATGTTATTTGGTGCTTATTCT